GTCTTGCTCACACACTCACACCTCGCACAGCCCAAGATCAACTCCCGGCTGATCCCCGGGAGTAGGCCAGCCCCGCACTAGACGGCGGGGCTGGCCGCTCTCGTCTAGGAGACCGACATGGCCCGCGATCTGCCCTGTTCAGTGTGCGGAACGCTCTTGTACCGCAACCCACGGACCTCACTTCCCGAGGGTCGTGCGACCTGTCGGCCCTGCCGTCGAGTAGCGCACGGGCTGAGGCCAGATCAACTGGTAAACGACGCAAAGCGCGCGGGCCTGATTGGCACGGTCGGCACCCGCCTTCTCGGCGACTGTCATCGTTGCGGGGCGGCAGTCCCCCCGGGGTCTCGCCGGTGGAAGTTTTGCGGTGACGAGTGCTTCCGCAAGAACCGGAACGCACGTGGCAGTGGCAAGCCTTCGTCGGCGGCGCGCGGATACGACTACGAGCACGTGAAGCTCCGCGCGCAACTACTGCCACTTGCCCATGGGACTGACTGCCACTTCTGCGGCGAGGTCATGCGCGAGGGCGACAACCTGCACCTAGACCACACCGAGGACCGCGCCAGCTATCGCGGAATCGTTCACGCAGCCTGCAACGTCCTCGACGGCGCTCGGCGCGGAGGCGAGCGGGCGCGACTGGCCCGGCTCGAAAGGGGGTGGCGTCCTGGCCAAGACCCAAGCACCCGTAGGCGCCCCACGCCCCAAGCTGCCTAGCGAGGACCACCGAAAGCGCCTGGAGGCGCTGCGGGACCGCCTAGAGGCGGCGATGGACGACGCAGGAACCCGGGACCTCGCCCCACTTGCGGCCCGCTATCAGTCGGTGCTCACCGAGCTTGCCGCCCTGCCTGTTGTTGAGGAGTCGGATGGCATCGACGACCTCAGTGCTGCCCGCCGTCGTCGGCGCGCAGGAGCCTCGGCTTCATAGCCACCCGCCCTACGTCTCGTCGGCTGGCCCGGAGGCGGTCGAGCTAGCCGCACGCGCCGGGTTGCACCTTTACCCGTGGCAGCAGTTGGTCCTCCGCGACGCCCTGGGCGAGACGGCGGCCGGCAAGTGGGCCGCGTTCGAGGTCGGCTTGGTGGTCCCGCGCCAGAACGGCAAGGGGTCGATCCTCGAGGCGCTGGAACTGGCGGCGCTGTACCTCGCTGATCCTGACGAGCCGCCGCCGCTGATCCTGCACAGCGCGCACGAGTTCAAGACTTCCGCCGAGCACTTCCGGCGGGTGCGGGATCTCATCGAGGGTTCGCCGCTGCTGTCCAAGCAGGTGCGGATCATCCGCACGGCTGCCGGCGCCGAGGCGATCGAGCTCCACTCCGGTGCGCGGTTGCGGTTCGTGACCCGGTCGGGTGGTTCGGGCCGTGGCTTCTCGGCTGACCTTGTGGTCATCGATGAGGCGTACAACCTGACGGCGGAGTCGATGGCGGCAGTGCTGCCGACGATGTCCGCCAGGCCAAACCCGCAGATCTGGTACACGTCCTCGGCGGGCATGATCACCTCCGACCAGCTCGCCCGGGTTCGTGAGCGTGGCATCCGTGGCGGTGATCCGTCACTGGCCTACTTCGAGTGGTCGGCGGTCGACGGCGCCGAGCTTGACGACCGGGCTGAGTGGGCGCGGGCGAACCCGTCGCTGGGCTACCGCATCCCCGAGTCGTTCATCGTCACCGAGCGGGCGGCGCTGCCCGATGAGCAGTTCGGCCGCGAGCGCATGGGCCTATGGGCCGACCGCGACCGCGACAAGTCAGCGATCGACCCTGCCGCCTGGGCTGCCCTCGCTGATCCTGCCGCCGAGCGCGGCGCGCAACCGGTGTTCGCGGTCGCTACGGCCCCGGATCGTTCGTGGGCTGCCGTGGCGGTGGCGTGGAACCGACCCGATGGCACGGCGCAGGTGATGCTCGCCGACTACCGTCCGACGGCGACGTGGGTGGCTGCCCGGGTGGCCGAGCTGCGTGAGCGGTGGCGTTCCCCGGTGCTGTGCGACACGGCCTCTCGTGGGCTGGTGGAGGACGCCGAGGAGCCGTCACAGGCGGAGCAGGCGCGGGCACACAACGCCCTGTCTGACGCCGTTCTGGCGGGCGCCATCCATCACGGCAACGAAGCAGCGATGAACACCGCTGTCCGCGCGGCCCGCTGGAAGACGTCGGGTGACACGCGCGTGCTCGACCGTAAGGGCTCGCTGGACATCAGCCCGCTGGTGGCCGCCGCTCTGGCGCTGCGTGGGCTCGCTGCCGAACGCCCGTCGGTCTATGAGGACCGACCCCTACTTAGCTTCTGAGGTGATCCGTGCTCGTCTGTGACCAGTGCGGCCACGTCTCCGCGCACCAGGACGCCCCGACGCTGTCGGTGCCGTATCAGCCGCCGGGCACCACGGAGCACGTCGACCTCGTGACGAACGAGTGCGAGCGGGCCACCTGCTTCTGCAACTTCTTCGTGCCGCGGGATCTGCTGCCCACGGAGCCGGCCCTGTGATCCACGTGCTGAAGTCCCGCGTGCATTACCGGGTGATGGTGACCCTGAAGTCGGGCGCCGCGTTCCACGGCGTGCTGTGGGAGCAGGACAAGCAGGCCCTCGTCCTGCGTGACGCCGAGGCCATCTCCGCCCAGGGCCGCGCGCCCGTACCTGTTGACGGCGAGCTGCTGATCTACGTGGCCGACGTCGACTACATCCAGAAGCCGTAGACGGGGGGACCGCGTGGCGCTCCTGTCGAATGGCGACCTTTCGCTCGTTGGCCTTGCTGACAGTGCGCCGCGCAACTACGCGCAGGCCCAGTACTACCCGGGCATCGGGCTCGGCCAGGCGGGCGGACAGTTCGCGGCTTACGGCGAGATCTACAAGCGGCAACTGTGGGTTGCCACGCTGGTCAACAAGCTGGCGTTCGGCACGGCCCGCCTACCTCTGAAGGTGTACTCGCGTGGCGCTGCCGAGGGTGACCGTGCGGAGGCCCGCGACTCGGCGTACGCGAAGCTGATCCGCACCCCGAACCGGCAGCACGACCCGTTCTTCTTCTGGCTGCACATCGCCTCCACCTTCGAGATCTTCGGCGAGGCGCTGCTGCTGAAGGTGCGTCCCCGTCCGGGCGCGGCGCCGCTGGAACTGTGGCCGATCCACCCGTCACGGGTGACGACGGCCCGCGACGAAGACGGCGGCCTCGTCTACCGCTACTTCTCCGGGTCGCAGAACGCCTCGACCTACATCGAGTGGCCAGCGTCGGACATCGTGCACTTCCGGTCGTACAACCCCGACGACCAGATCCGGGGCATGTCTCGCCTCGAGCCGCTGCGGGCAACGCTGCTGAACGAGGACGCGGCCCGCCGTGCCACGACGGCGTTCTGGAACAAGGGCGCCCGTCCGGGCATGTACCTCACGCACCCGAACAATCTGTCCCTGCCCGCTCAGCAGCGGCTCAAGGCGCAGGTGGACGGGATCGCGGGAGGCGCCGACAACACGGGCGCGACCCTGATTCTCGAAGAGGGCATGAAGCCCGAGAAGGTGTCGCTCACTGCCGAAGAGGCGCAGTACATCGAGACCCGGAAGTTGAACCGGGAAGAGGTGTGCGCCGTCTACGACGTGCCGCCGCCGGTCGTGCACATTCTGGATCGGGCGACGTTCTCCAACATCACCGAGCAGATGCGCTCGATGTACCGGGACACGATGGCGCCCCGCCTGGGCCTGTACGAGTCGGTGCTGGATACGCAGCTTCGCCCCGACTTCGACCCCCGCGGCGATCTGTACGCCGAGTTCCTGATGGACGAGGTGCTGCGCGGCTCCTTCGAGGAGCGGGTCAATGCCTACGAGGTGATGACCCGGATCGCCGGCATGACCCCGGCCGAGGTCCGTCGGGCGGAGAACAAGCCGTACCTGGGTCCCGAGACGGACCGCCTGTACGTCAACGCGGCCACGGTGCCGCTGGGCGCTATGCCGAGCGTGGCAGCCCCGGCGGATCCGTCCGTTCCTGAGATCCCGAAGTGCGTCGGTTGCGGCACCGAGGGCAAGACGTCCAGCCGCAACCTGTGTCGCTCCTGTGAGGGCGTGCGTAGCCGAGCCACCCGAAGGGACTCCTAGTGGACCTCGTGAAGAAGGCCGTTGGCCTGGTCGACACGGTTGAGACCGACAGCCCCAACGGCGCCTTTGAGGTCGTCCTGTCGGCGGCCACGCTGGACCGTGACGGCGAGGTCATCGACTCGCGCGCGTTCGACCCGCTGCCCGATCATGTGCCGTTCGACATCGACCACGGCATGACGGTGCAGACGACGGTCGGCTCCGGCCAGCCGTACTACGCCGAGGACGGGTCGCTGCGTGTCAAGGGCACGTTCGCCTCGACGCCACTGGCGCAGGAGGTGCGGACCCTGGTCGCCGAGGGGCACATCCGCACCACCTCGGTGACCTTCATGGCCGCCGAGCGGGTCAAGGACGAGAAGTCGATCGACCACGTCGTCAAGGCCGAACTTCTCAACGGCACCTTCACCCCGGTCCCGTCCAACCGTGAGGCCGTCGTGCTGTCGGCGAAGGCGTTCAGCGCCGTCGTGGACGAGAAGGTCGGCGCCCGCAACAGCGCGTCCGACGCCACGAAGATCCAGGCTGCGCACGATGCGATGACCGACCTGGGCGCCCTGTGCGCGCCGGGCGCCGCGAAGTCCGCCCACGAAGCGGACACCAAGACTGTGATCGAAGACCCTGCCGATGAAGCGCAGGAGGTCGAGACCGCCGACGAGACCGCCGAAGTCGCCGCCGATGAGGCCGCCACTTCCGCCGTCAAGTCCGCCGTCACGCCCCCCGAGGTGCTGGCCCGGCTGGCGATCACTGAGAACGCGGCCCGGCTCGCGTTCGGCGTGTAAGCGCCAACCCCCTCCCGATCTCCCACCCCCTGAAAGGGGTTCTTTGCCATGCCCACCATGAAGCAGCTCGAGGACCAGGGCCGCGTCCTCCTTGCCCAGCAGAAGTCGCTGGTCGAGGACGCCACCCGCGCCTGGTCGGAGAAGCGCGACGAGTACGACCGCATCGAGGCCGACGTCAAGTCCGTCATCGAGCAGCACGCCGCGCTCAAGTCGGTCGACCGCGACCCGTTCGGCGAGGCCCGCGACGAGGCCGCCACCGCCCCCCAGGCGGTCGCCCCCAAGAGCATCGGCGAGGCGTTCACCGCCTCCAAGGGCTACCAGCGCGCCATCGGCACCGACGTCAAGGGTTCCCAGTTCTCCACGGGCGCCATCGAGGTCGACGCCAAGGCCACGCTGACCACCGCCGCTGGTGGCGCCGGCCTGGTGCAGCCGCAGTACCTGCCCGGTGTTCTGCCGCTGCTGTTCCAGCGCCTGACCGTTGCCGACCTGATGCCGAACGGCGCCTCGTCCGGCAACTCGATCATCTACATGCGGGAGTCGGCGGTCACCAACTCCGCCGCGACCGTCGCTGAGGGTGGCCTGAAGCCCGCGTCGGACATCAACTACGCGCAGGTCACCGAGACCTTCAAGAAGATCGCCAACACGCTGAAGATCTCCGACGAGATGCTGCAGGACGTCCCCTACGTCCAGTCGCAGGTCAACGGCCGGCTGGTCTTCTTCGTGCAGCAGAAGGAGGAGCAGCAGCTCCTCTCGGGCGCCGGTACCGGCTCCGAGCTGCTGGGCCTGCTCAACCGTCCCGGCCTGACCGCGGCGCAGGCCAAGTCCACGGATTCGGCGATCGACGCGATCTACAAGGACATCACCAAGATCCGGGTGAGCGCGTTCGTCGACCCGTCGGCGATCGTCATGCACCCGACCGACTGGCAGGCCATCCGGCTGCTGAAGGACGCCAACAACCAGTACTTCGCTGGGGGCCCCTTCACCGCCGCCTACGGCAACGGCCCGTTCAACGCGCAGGACCGCTCGGTCCTCGGCTCGAACGACAGCCTGTGGGGCCTGCCCGTCGTGGTCACCACGTCGGCCACGGTCGGCACGGCGGTCGTTGGCGCGTTCAACACCTGCGCCGAGGTCTTCCGCAAGGGCGGCATCACGGTGGAGGCGACGAACTCCAACGAGAACGACTTCTTGACCAACTTGATCGCGATCCGAGCGGAAGAACGGCTCGCCCTGGCGGTCTACCGCCCGGCCGGCTTCTCCACCGTCACGGGGCTCTGATCGCCTTGAGGACCGTGGAGAACAAGGACGGGTCGGTCACCACGACCAACGACGACGAGCACCCGGCCCCCGAGCAGGAGGCCAAGGTCGTCGAGGCCCCGGCGAAGTCGGCGGCCAAGACCCGTTCGTCGGCCGAGAGCAAGTAACTCGCGCACGCCCCCAGCCCGGCTACTCCCGGGCTGGGGGCACCCCGCACGAACCGTTGAGGAGATGCCATGTCCGCCGTGTCACTGGCTGAGGTGAAGGCATTCCTCGACATCACGGACACCCGCAACGACTCCGAGCTCGAGTCGTTCATCGACCGCGCCGAGGCGATCATCGCCAAGCGGGTCGGTCCGCTGGCGCCGATAGCCGTCACCAACGAGGTGCACACCGGCCCCGGGCCGATCGTGCTCAAGAAGTACCCGGTCGTGTCTGTGGCGTCGGCGACGAACAGCGGCGTTCCGGTCTACGACATCGACGCCGACTTCGAAGCCGGCGTGGTCTACGGGACGTTCACCAGCGCCCGCCGCGCCGTCAAGGTTAGCTACGTCGCCGGCCGCGCGGTGCTCGACGAGGACCTGGTGGCCGCGGTGCTCGAGCTGGTGAAGCACCTGTGGCAGTCGCAGCGGGGTAACGCGCCCGCGGCGATGGCGTTGCAGGGTGGCGACCCGGATCTGCAGTCGACCGGCAACGGGTACCTGCTCCCCTACCGGGTGCAGTCGCTGATCGAGCCGCACCTGCTGCCCTCCTCGATCGCATGACCGCCTGGCCGCAGGTCGTGGATCGGCTGGTCACTCTGCTGCCCGCGCTGCCGGGATGGCTGGGAGTCACCGTCTACGACGGTCCCCCGGTCACCCAGGACGCCCCGGCCGATTACGTCACAGTCGGATATGTGGTCGGCGAGGACATGGCCGGCGACTACGAGCAGACCACGGCGGGGCTCGGCGGGATGCTCGAGGAGTCGGGCACGGTCCGCTCGGAGCTGGTCTGCACCACGGGCAACAACGCGCTCCCAGCGATGCGGGCCCGCGCCTTCGCTCTGGTCGATGCGTGGCAGGCCGAAATCTCCCGGGATCAGACGCTCGGCGGCGTCCTGGGCGCGTCAGGTACGTCGTCGCTGACGGTAGATGTGCAGCCCTCGGCGAACACAGACGGCTCGACTCAACGCCTCACGGTAACGCTGTCCTACTTCGCCCGGACCTGACCTACGGGTGGTTGTGCTCGAAGACGGTCACGGTGTTGCCGTTCTGCTCAAAGGCGTGCGCTAGCCGATAGCCCTTGGCGTACTGCACGTTGAGGTGTCCGGTCATCATCATCGCGCTCATCGACCCTTTGTTGACGGTCGTTTCGTAGTGCGTCCTCGGGTCGGGGCACATGCCCAGGCTGACTTGCGCCATCTCGGCCGTGCCCGCCTGGCGCTCTCTCGCGGCGTCCCTGAATCCCATGACCTGCTCCATTCCCCGATGCGAATCCGCACCGTACCGCCTCGCACACACACCGCACAGAGGAGAACCAGCGAGCCATGGTAGATACAGCCGCGACCGTCGCAGAACTCAAGGAAGCCCTGGGTGTCGAGTACGGCACCTACGTGGCTGCCGTGTCCATCGACATCAACGGAGCGCGGGCGTTCAACGTCGGCGACCCGGTGCCGGCCTCGCACGTCGACCGCGGCGTGGTCGAGGCCGATCAGGTCAAGAAGCTCACCACCAAGGCCGGGCAGGCGCTCGCTTCCGGCAACACCGAGAAGGGCTGACCCATGCCGAACAGCACTGCTGTCCCGAACGTCCTGACCGACCCCGGCTTCCTCTTCGCGGCGCCGCTTGCCACGACCATGCCGAACATGGGCGAGTCGGCGGCTACCGGCGGCAAGTTCACCGACTCCTGGCCGGCGGCCTGGGTGCCGCTCGGGGCGACGACCGAGGGTTCCACGTTCGCCTACTCCACGAGCGTGGAGGCGATCAGCGCGGCCGAGTTCTTCGACCCGATCAAGTACGTCACCACGGAGCGGTCGGGGAACATCGCCTTCGCGCTGATGGACTTCACCCTCAAGAACTACCGCCTCGCGCTCAACGGTGGCATCGGTGCGCTGACGCCGGCGATCGGTACGGGCGCGACGGCGGTCTACAACTTCGAGCCCGTTACGCCGGGCAACGAGGTTCGCATCATGGTCGGCTGGGAGTCCACCGACTCGACCATGCGGCTGGTGCTTCGTCAGACGATCCAGGGTGGCGAGGTGTCGACGGCCTTCCAGAAGGCTCCGTCGGTGGCCGCGATCCCGTGCACGTTCAACATGGAGATGCCGGTCGGCGCGACGGCTCCGTTCAAGTTCGCGAGCACCCGTGGCTGATGACGTGCGGTTCGTGGAGTTCTTCGACGAGCGGTTCGCCGTTCCCGCCCGGATGAATCAGCGCCTGGTGATCCGCTTCCAGCGGCTGGCTGCGGAGGGCGCGGACACCGAGGACCTCAATGAGGCCAAGGCCCGCGAGGCGACGATCATGCTCGATCGCATGATCGAGCAGTCGGTGCGCCCCGAGGACCGGCAGCGGTTCGAGGACGTGTGCGACCGCGAGATGCCCAACGACGAGGAACTGATGGGCTTCGTCGCAGACGTGCTGGCGGCTGCCGCTGGCCGCCCTACGTCGCGGCCCTCCGACTCCTCGGGTGGGCAGACGAGCACGCCGCCGAACTCCGGGGGCGACTCATCGGCCGCTGCCGTTGTGGCGCGGCTGGAGGCGCAGGGGCGCCCGGATCTGGCGCTGATCGTGGACATGGCGCAGACGGGCCGTTCGGCGATCTCAGCCTGATCGACGTCTGCGACCTGGCGTACACGCTCCTGTTGGAGCGCCTGGAACGGCAGGTGCTGGGGGACCGTCAGATCGCCGCACTACAGGCAGTGATGTCCGGCCAGGGCGGCGACCTGCCGACGTTCTCAGAACAGCAGGCGGCATTCGACGCGGCACTTATCGCCGAGCCCGAGCCGCTGTCCGCGGTCGGCCGTGAGCAGATGGAACTTCGACGTGCATTGGGGGTGGCCTGATGGCCGGTACGTCGGAGTCGGATGCGGGCGCGCGGGCCTTCTATGAGTTGTCCAGGCGTCTCAAGGAGGTCGGCGGCACCGGAAGGGGCAGCCTGCGGAACGAGATGACCAAGGCTCTCAAGCAGGCCGCGAAGCCGCTTCCCAAGGCCGTGAAGGACGCCGCCGCCGACCGCTTCCCCAAGCGCGGTGGGCTCAACAAGGTCATGGCGAAGCGCACCCCAAAGGTCGTGACGCGCACCGGCGCCACGACGGCTGGCGTGCGTATCCAGGACAAGAAGACCGATCCGCGCATGAACGCCGAGGGGCGCATCTACCACCCCGTGTTTGGGCGCACCGGATCGGATGCGGTTCAGTTCGAGCCGCGCGTCAAGGGCTACTTCGACGACACGCTGCAGAACGAGGCGCCCGAGGTGCGTGACGCCGTGGTCGAGGTGCTCGAGGACTTCGCCCGACGTCTCGTGCGGGGGCTGTAGTGGCGGCGCTGTCACTGGTCTTCGACCTGCTCGCCCGTGACCGGGCGTCGTCGGAGTTCCGCAGGGTGGGCGACGCTGCCGAGCGTGCCGGCAGGCAGGGGCACGGCTTCGGCACGTCGATTAGCGGCGGCATGAAGCTAGCCGCAGGCGCGCTTGCTGCCGCCGGCCTGGGAACCATGTTCGCAGGGTTCATCTCGGACGCCGCCGAGTCCGCGAAGATCGGTCGCCTGACGACGCAGGTCATCAAGTCCACGGGTGGCGCGGCTGGTATCACGGCCAAGCAGGTAGGGGACCTAGCGACCGCGATCAGCAACAAGACCGGCGTCGATGACGAGGCGATCCAGTCCGCGTCCAACCTCCTACTGACGTTCACCAACGTCCGCAACGAGGCCGGCAAGGGCAACGACATCTTCAACCGCACCACGCAGATCGCCACAGACATGTCGGCGGCCCTCGGTACGGACGCCAGCAAGTCCGCGATGCAGCTCGGCAAGGCGCTCAACGACCCGATCAAGGGCGTCTCCGCTTTGAGCCGGGTCGGCGTGTCCTTCACGGCGCAGCAGAAGGCGCAGATCAAGACCCTCGTCGAGTCCGGCAACACCCTCGGCGCCCAGAAGGTCATCTTGGCCGAGGTGGGTAAGGAGTTCGGCGGGGCGGCGGAGGCTGCCGCCAACCCGATGGACCGGCTCAAGGTGATCGCGGGCAACCTTGGCGAGCAGATCGGCGGGTACCTGCTGCCCTACGTGGGCCAGTTCGCCGACTTCATCAGCACCAAGGCCATCCCTGCCATCTCGAAGTTCTGGGAGTGGATGGGCCCGAAGCTGGGGGCGGTGCTCCACGAGGTCGTGGGCGGCATCAAGGCGTTCGCCGCCGCGTGGTCCTACAACGACGGCGAGATCACGTCCTCGGGCCTGCCCGGCTTCATGGAGCGGCTGGGGTACATCGCCCACCAGGTGTTCGACACCCTCAAGCAGTCGGTCACAGCCTTCGTGAACGCCTGGAAGTACAACGACGGCGAAGTCACCTCGTCGGGCCTGCCGGGGTTCTTCGAGCGGGTCGGCTACTACGCACACCAGACGTTCGACTACGTGCAGAAGAACGTCATCCCCGTGCTGATCAGCTTCGGCGGCTGGGTGAAGAACAACTCCACTTGGCTGCTCCAAGTCGGCGCCGCGTTGCTCGCTGCGGTCGCCGCCTTCAAGGTGTTCATGTTCATCAAATCGGTGATCACCGCCGTCGCCGCGTTCAACGCCGTGCTGCTGGCGAACCCGATCGGACTCGTCATCGCAGCCCTGGCCGCGCTCGTGGCCGGGCTCGTGATCGCCTACAAGAACTCTGAGACGTTCCGCAGCATCGTCGACGGCGCGTTCAAGGCCGTCGCGGCGGTTGCGAGCTGGATGTGGAACAACGTCCTCAAGCCGTACTTCACCGCCCTGTGGACTCTGTGGACCTCTGTCGCCAAGGGCATCGGCTGGGCGTGGACGAACCTCATCAAGCCCGTCTTCAGTGCCTTCGGCAAACTCATCGGCGTCGTCAAGGATAGCTTCAGCGCCGCCGTCACGGGCATCAAGAACATCTGGGGCGGACTCGTCGACGCGCTCAAGAAGCCCGTCCAGATCGTCGTCGACACGGTCTGGAACAACGGACTCCGCAAGCTGTGGAACGTCATCAACAACATCTGGGGCGGCGGCGACCTGCCGGCGTTCAAGATGGCGAGCGGCGGCGTTCTTCCGATCTCCCGCCGCGGCCAGTTCGCCACGGGCGGTGTCCTGCCGGGATACACGCCGGGCAGGGACGTGCACACCTTCGTCTCTCCGACCGGCGGCCGACTGGAGTTGTCCGGCGGCGAGGCGGTCATGCGGCCGGAGTTCACCCGCGCGCTCGGTGTCGCCGGCATTGACCGGCTCAACAAGCTGGCACGCACTGAGGGCGTCAATGGGCTGATGAGCGTGCTCGGCGGCGGTGAAGACTTCGGCGTGCAGAGCTTCGCTGGCGGTGGCGTCGTGTCACTCCCCGGCTGGCTGAATACGGCACTCAAGGTCGTCCCGGGTGGCGGCGCCATCAAGGGCTTCCTGAACAACATCAACGGGGCGAACCTCGGCGGCGGGCTGTTCGGCTCGGGCCTGCGGGACATGGTCGGCAGCATCGCCGGCAAGTTCTGGGACAAGGCGAAGTCGCTAGCTGGCGATGTCGCAAGCTCGGTGTGGAACGGCGCCAAGTCGCTCCTCGGCTTCGGTGGAGGCGGCAAGGGGTCGATGTCCCTTGTGGCGTTCGGCCGCCGCCTCCAGGGGATGGGTGCCCGCGTGAGCGAGCACCCGGCGTTCGGTGGCGTCACTCCTGGCGCGCACGTCCGCGGCTCCGCTCACTACGTCGGCAAGGCCTTCGACGTGAACACGAGGCCCGGCACGTCGGCGCTCGAGCAGCGCGAGCTGGATCCGATGGCAGCCCTAGCGCGCAAGCTGGGCTTCAAGGTGCTGTGGAAGGTGCCCGGCCACTTCAACCACCTGCACGTCGCCTCGTACGCCGCAGGGACGAACTTTGTGCCCGAGACGGGCATGGCGATGGTGCACAAGGGGGAGGCGATCGTGCCGGTCTCCCACAACCAGGGTGCCCCGTTCGCTGGTGGGCCTGTCGAGATCACCGGGACTCTCCGCATCGACGGGGACGGTCTGGCCCGCATCGTTGACGGGCGCATCGTCGGCGCCATGAAGGGCCAGTACGACCGGGCGGCCTACTGATGTCCACGATCACCGTGACGGCGACCGTGGAGAACTCGACCGGCTCGCTGGATCCGCCTCGGGTGCGGCTGAATGTGACCGACACCGGCACGAGTCCGGCACTGTTCGCGGCGACCGTCACCCGGCTGGACCCTGACGGCCGGGTGGTTCCGGTGCGGACCAACGACGGCAACCCGCTGGTGCTCACCACGTCGGGCACCACTCGCGTGGGTCTGCTCTACGACTACGAGATGCCGTACGGGGCGCCGGTCACCTACTCGACGATGGAGACGCCCACGTCTTCGTCGGCTGCCGTGACGGTGGCCGAGTCGAAGGCGTGGCTGGTGCACCCCGGCGTCCCCGAGCTGTCCCGGCCGGTGACGGTCGCTTCGGTCAGCGAGCGGACCCGGAGGGCGCAGCGGGGCGTGTTCTACCCGATGGGCCGCGAGACGCCCGTGGTGCAGACCGACGGCGCCCGCAAGGCCGCCGAGTACACGCTGGGGCTGTTGACGCAGACCGACACCGAACGGCGGGATCTGGGCGCGCTGCTCAGCGACGCCGGGGTACTGCTGTTCAACGTGCCTGCGTCGAAGCCGTGGGGCATCGGTGCCGAGTACGTGTCGATCGGGGACGTGACCGAGTCCCGGGTGACGCCGTTCATCGGTGAGCCGACGCGGCGCTTCGAGCTTCCCCTGACGGTCGTGGACCGCCCGGCCGGTGGCTCTCAGAGCGAGAGAACGTACATCGACGTCCTGGCTCAGTTCTCGTCGTACGCGGCCCTCCGCAACGCCTACAACTCGTACACCTCACTGCTCGC